AAATGCTATAGGGTTTTCTTGTAATGCCCCTTGTAACTTAGTTAGTTCTTCAAATATATATCTTGGTAAATCTTCTGAGTTAGCAGGTACAGGATTAGGTACATACTTAGGAGCTTGTGCCATTATTTAAGCCCTCTTTGTAATGCTATATAATCTGATATTAGTCCTGGTAATCTTTGTGTATATTCAGTTTCTCTTAAACCTTGTGGTGTCAATATTCCAGGCAAAGGAATATAACCTGTATATGCTCCTCTTTGTAATGCTGTATCTAATGCTTGTTCATCGCCCATCTTTTGTAACATGCCATCTCTCATAGTTATCGTTGGAGCTAACATAAACTGATCAGACATAGTAAAAGGTGTCGGCATTGGGTTTATAAAAGTTGCTGTTTCTGTAGTTCTAGGTATTCCTTGATTGTTCATCAATACAGGACTATCAGGATTCATTGCTCTTTGAAAGTCAGGCATACTACCTATTAAGCTAGGAAGATTTTGAGATATCAAAAAATCCATTATGCTCATTATCTTTCCCCTATAACTTCATACTCTAAATCATAGCCATTTAGTTCAAATGGACTGTTATCTGTGTGTTGAAATCTTACTGCAATATATTTACCTGTTGATCTGCAATCTACTTTGTTGTTTTGTGTTGGGTCAAAGTTTTGTCCTGCTGTATAAGTATATGTGCCATTAGGCGACATAGAACTACCAACTGATATAACAACTTGTCCTGAACCACCTACTTTAGGTGTTAGTTTTCTAACTTGTTTGACAGTATTGGTATTACCATCTAAGGTTAATCCTTTTCTTTCTAGTGTAGATATGTAGTTTTCACCATCAAATTGTCTGCCAAAATCACCACGATACAATTTAGTATCTGATGTTCCTGCCATCAATATACTTCTTTCTGTAGGATTATAGGTTCTTTCTCCCCATACCCCACTATAATCTGTCCATGTATCTGTCTGTGTATTCCAAGTTATGGATGTAGCACCTGGGTCTACAATTCCATTACCAATGTGATAAATGTCAGGCAAATCACGAAAAGTAAATGAGTTATTAACATAGTTATAAATTAATGCTTTATTACAATACTGCGACCCTATACTAGGATAGCATACCCACATTTCTGTTTGCTGTACGTTATGTGCAACAAAAGTGAGATTATAATATGCATCATTTATGTTATCAAATAGTTCTTTTTTAACTAGATCAGTAGCTACAGATTGTTTTCTTACACCATCGTGTACTACTAAATCCCCTTGAGTAACTACAAAATGTTTACCATCAAACTCAGCTACACAGTTTCTGCTTAATACACCTGTATCATTAAATAACTTTTGAAAACTAAATACTAGATTACCACCAATATAGTTAGCTAACCATGTGGAGTTTTCTTTATATATTACAAATGATTGTTTTAGTGCTAGACCATCAACAATAAAATCTGATTCATCGCCAATAGTTACTTCCCCTGCGTCATTAGTACTAGCTGCAGTCCATGTAGAGGGATAACTAAAGTTTTCTGCGGCATCACCCCATTTAACTTTGTTAGGAAACTCTGTACTAGATGTTGTTATTCCTAATGCCATCAAATAATTACCAAATGCTTTTATGGTTTTACATGTATCTGCTGCATCCCAGTTAGGTAAATCTACAAAGTTAGTAGCTCCTACATTAGGTAATGCTTGTGGTTTATCAACCCCATTACAAAAGACAGGAAGACCATTATATACAGTTCCTGTCCAATTACCTACTGTAGTTAAATTCGTGCCATAATCGCCACCTGAAGTCCTTGTAACGTCTGTATGAGTAGTACCGTCAGTTCTATAAATCTTAGCTGTACCTGGATAAAACCAATATGATGCTGTACCAGTAGACCAGTTAAGTACAAAGTATGGAGCTACACTAGGTGTGCCAAATACTACATCATGTCCTTTGATCTTTTTCCCTGCATTATCAGTAAATCTTATATTACTTGCATGTGAATAAAACTCAGGTGGAAGTACAGTATCGTTTGTATCCTTTATCATGCCCTTTGGAGCAGGTGCTACAAATGTTGCCACTAATTAGTCTCCTGTGTAAAAATTGTGTTTAATACAATTCTTGTATTGTGTTTCATTGGGTTTTGTCCTGCGTGTAATAAGTTAGAGTCAAACAATATAGATTTTCCTCTTTCATGACTTACCCTTTCTTTTATCTTATTGTTTTCAAAAAACATAGTGTCTCCATCAGACTTGTTAATATAAACAATTAATGACTTAAAATTTAAATCAGGTCTTTGTTCAGGATTGTTTATATCTTGATGACACATTTGATGGTTATGTTCTCTGTATCCTACTAATGGAAAAGTAACATTAATTTTCATTCTTAACATTTGTTTTATAGGTATTTTTGTTTCATCAAAAACAGTCTTAAAAAAATCATAATACTGACACTTAGGTTGGTTATCATAATAAAGGTGATGTATTATCTGACCATTGTCTATAACATTTGGGTCAGTTATTTCACCTCTACTAGTTTTTCTGTCATATATAAAACTTATATTAGACCTTGTAACAATTCTTTCTGCTTCATCAAGAAAAGAATTACTTAACTTATATTCTTTTACTAAACTGTTCTTTTCCACATGTATACTACGATATATGGTTGTAAGTTATTGTGAGCATTGCCACCACCAGTATTGTCTGTCGATACATTATCTCCTAATGTTCTAGCATTACCACCTGTAACATCTAAATCGTTTGCGTTAGGAGGTGGTAGAATACCTGCAGGTTGGTTGTGATTGTGCGATGGCATTTCAGAAATCGTTAGTGTATGCGTTTTAGCACCACCTGTTTCTTCTGCTGTGTCAAATTCTGTTTGTGTTGCATCTATACCTACTGGAACACGACCTGCACCAAATGCTACCCATGTACCAAAACCTAATAAAGTTGCAGGGTTAGTGCTATCACTTGCGTTCATGTAAATAGAACCAACAGGATATATGTTTGCTAGTGTAGCTATTGTATTGCCACCTAAAGTTCCTGATCCAACTGACAATGCACCTGTAGCAGTAATATTTCTTATACCTGTTACATCTAAACTAGCATCTACAGTTAGTGCTTTTGATGCTTCTGCTGTACCAAGTGTTGCTACATCTACATAGTTAAGTTCTGTAGTATTTGCCGTACAACCATCAAGTAAATTTAATTCTGTATGTGTTGCTGTCATTGCCCCTGTTATATTAGGGAAGCTATTTTTTATTGTTGATTTAATTAATCTTATGTGGTCATCACCTTGAGCAACAGAATCAGTTGCCCCTGGATTTGAGGTATTAAGACTATCTATATATGTTCCTGTTTCTAATCCCATTCATTATTCTCCTATCAATGCATTGACTTCTGCATCTGTTAATCCTAAGTCTTTTAATTTTTGTCTGCCATTTGCTTTGTCTACTTCTTTCTGTGCTAACTTATTTTCTACTGACTGTGTAAACTCTATATCTTTTGTCATTTGAGATTGTCTAGCAGTTACTTCTTCTTCTGTCATTTCAATATATTGTCCATCTACATATTTTTTCATTAGCTTTTTACTCCAAATAAAACATAAGAACTGCCTGATGCAATATCTCCTGAATCAAATAATACTGTCATTCCTTGATTATCTTCTGCTACTGATAATAATCCCCCACCTTGTACCATAGCAATATCTCCTGCTGATGTAACATTAGTTCCATGCAGTAAAAAAGTTGTTTGCTTATCAGATGCTCTTGGCTCACTAAACTCATGTTTATAAAAAGCATACTCTCCTGTAGCATTACCTGCTGAACTTACAGGGTATATAGAAGAAGTTGATGTATCTGAAAAATCTACACCAGAGCCACGATAAACTTGTGATTGATAATCACTAACTGTCGTTAATAAACTTCCTGTATTATCATTCATTCTTATAATAACCCTAGCATTATCTGTTTTAGGTTGTAATCTTGAATAAAGAATATATGTTTTATAGGTAGTTGTAATAACAGATGTACTAAAAGAAATAGAAGATACATCTGAAGTTAAAGTTTCACCTGCTAATCTTACAAAGTTTGCTCCCTCTGTTGGAACAGTAAATGTACTAGCAGGTAAAGTTATAGTATTAGTTCCTGCTACAGCAGGTGCTGAAATTGTTATTTCACCACTCGTATCACCAGTTAATTTTATACTTGCCATTAGTCTGCTTCCTGTATTGTGTTACCCTCGGCAATCCATTTTTGAATTGCTTGGTAGTCTGAATTATTTTCATCTAATGGTACTGATTTAACAACACTAGAATCTTGATAGGTTACTTCGTAATTATCTAAATTTCCATTTTCTGAATTAACTTTTTTAACTGTATCAATCATTATAACTCCGAATCTATATCATAATATCTATCTGTTTCTTCTCTCCTAGCTATAATACCACCACTATTTGCAGTTGTAGAACTTAGCTCACCATGAAATCTTGCATGGTCTAATCCGATATTTTGAACATTGATACTACTAAAATTAGTTTCACTTGATACACCATGTGTATAAACAAAACTAGTTACACCATTATAACCTATTGTAGGAGTTGCTCTTTTTCTAACTTTGTAAGTCATGATTCCTGATACTGTTGCATCAGAGCCACTATAACTATCTCTTTTAATTCCTACTGAAAAATATTCTCTATTACTACCTGTTCCTTGACT